CTGCTCTATACTATATTTATATTAAATTTTAAAGCATATCTCGCATTTCGTTCACGGCAAGGTTCAACAGATCTACCTAATCTTCTGTAAATTCTGAAAGTCTCATCTTATGACCCATAATTATCTCAATTTTCTTTAAGATAATATTAGCATTTTCCTCATTTTGTTCTACTAATTTCGCCCACAAATCTGCGGCTTCAGCTCTTACTGTTGTAAAATCAAGTTTCTCTTCGACTTTAACTTCTGCTTTATCTACTACTTTTACACCGTCAATCTTTTCTGCCATTTCAATAGCATCTGCAATAGCATTAACTAACTCGGTATATCCAAACTTAATCTTTGGCGCGAGATATTTAAATCGACTGCCGGCGAATAGACTAGGGGTTTCTCTAGTATATAAATACCTCTCAAAATCCCCTTCAGTATTATACTCTCCGCCAATATAACCAATAACGTCAACAAGACCATTACAAATTTCGGCCGCGCGCTTTGGCATATCGGGGAATATAATCTCCATCTCATTACCTTCCGCAGTTTTCTCAATGCGTGAACCACTATGGCAAATCAGAACAAGTCCATAACCTAGTAATGTAATCTTACGCAAACTAGATTCAAACTCTTTCTTACAAGCGCTATATCCGCCACCCCAGGCGATATCAGCAATTTTCTATACGCCATTTTGCGCGCAAATAAACTATTCACAATAATCCCAAGCAATAGAGATAGTATCAATAATAATAGTTTCATACATTTGGCGCGCTTCGGGTTTTTCAAGCTGGCGCAAAATTGTCTTAAAATCACTCCAACGGGTTACATCTGCCGCCCTAATACCACCAATGGCATTATAGCCTTTCTCAAAAGCAATTAAAAGAGAATTAGGGAAAGAGCAGGCAGCTGTAGTCTTCCCACTCTTTGGCTTACCATAAAGTAACACATACTTCCCTTTTAAATCTCTACTAATTACAGTTGGCTCAATATTTAAAATATCAATGGCCATACTGCATTACCTCTTAAAATCCGAGATCAAGTGCCTTTCTTCCACCGCTAATAGGTGCTGGAGCTGGACGAGTCTTCGGAGTAGCAGTCGCGCTTTTAGCTTTTAATTGTTCAAGACGAGCCTGACGCTCGGCCAGTGCATTTTGAATTTCTCCTGCCGTATAAGCCATTTCTCCTTCAAGAGGAGTAGGAAGACCACCAGTAATAACAATGTCTCTAATGCTCTTTGTTCTATGAGATTCAATATTTTCTCCAAATCCCTGTTCAGTAGTAACTGTTTCAGTAATAGAAGTAAAGTTAAGACGACCACTAGCTTTCACAGTCGCGCCATCTTCCCAATAATCCTTAACAGAATTAATTACGTTTTCATTAGCGCAAACAAAACGAATTTTATCAATCTTATCCCCATACATAGGAACAAGGCCAATAATCTCATACTGAGGATTACCGTCTGCATCTACTACCTGTTCGCCTTCCGCATTTTCAACATAACCCTGGCTGCCAATTACCATTTCTACATTAAAAGTAGCCTTTGGCTCCATAGCTTCTTTACCGATTTTACTAACAAAAGACGCAGAGATACGAGGGAATGAAACGAACCGCTGTGCTTGGTCGAAATATTCATTCATCTGAATACGTGCCCCATTAATTCTTACACAATCCGCGCCATCGATACTACCAGCGGAAGCGATAGATTTCATATCATTCTTAATCTTCATAATAGATTCATAAGAAGGATTAGGTGAACCGCCTTTTGTAAGCTTAGGTGAAAACAGCTCAATAGGAATCTCACTAGTTACGGGCTTACCATTAATAGTCTGATCAACTCGAACATAAATACGGCCACGAACTGTTTCAATAGTTCTGCCGTCTTTTATATAAGAACCATTCTCCAATTCAATCTGCGATAAAATACCTTCAATATGTACATTATTTTCTGCTTGTCTCATTTAATTCTCTCCATTTTTTATCTTATTTTATTTTTATTCTACTGGTCCTTATATATGAATATAGAATAGGATTAGCTCCTATTCCATATTATATATCTATGGAATTAATTACTTACTCTTCGTCATCACTAGGAACGAAAGTCTTACCAGCTTCGGTCAGGAACACGTACTTTGCCGGCTTATCAGAACCTTCCACAGGAATCTTCTCATAATCCAACAGACCCTTAGCGCGCTCGCCCTTAACACCGAGACCAGTAACAACGGGATTCAAGTGCTTAGCATCACTACCCAGAGCAGCACAAAGCTCCTCCATCGCAACACGACCACCGTTCTCCTTAACATAATTGAATACCATTGCCTGCTTTTCTGTCAACTTCATAACTTTTTTTCTCCTTATATTTTTATTTTTCTATCAAATTGAGATTTCCTCTCTCAACTTTCTATATATATTATATCAGAATTTTTATAAAAATTCAAATTTTAATTATTATACATTAAATTTTTTCTATCTGAATTACTTGTTCCAACGGTTTAAGTTTTATTACATGAACTCCTTGCGCTGAACGAGAAAGCATTGGGATTTCCGCCGCTGCGACTCGTATCTGTGATGTAGTAGATGTAACAATAATTTCAGTCTCCGCGCTAAGTGCATCAAAAGAAACTACCATATCATCTGTTGTTAAACCTTGGATTTTAGAACCTTTTGTATTTTTATTTGTATAAGAAAATTCATCTATATTTGTTTGTTTCGTTAGACCTTTCTTTGTTACAGAGATAATAGTTTTAGTATCCTTTGGTATCATTCGAGCATCTTGTACGAAAGCTCCGTCATTAAGTTTAATAGCTTTTACACCGCGTGCTATACGACCAATAGGCTTTACATCATCAGTTTTAAACATGATAAAGTTTCCATCGCTACTAAGAATACCACAATCAAGGTTATCATTTCCAAAGAATACACTTACTATTTCATCATCACTGTCAAGATTTATGGCGCGGGCGCTATTACCACGTTTAAGGTAGTATTCAGATAAGAGAGATTTTTTAAGTAAACCATTCTTTGTAATAAAATAAATATTCTTATTTTCATTCTTCGCATAAACTGCGGCGTTACAAATAGATTCTGTCGCCGTCATAGTAATAAATTGAGTTATGTAAGTTTTTTCATTTACTGGAAATTCACTCATTTTAATTTGGAAGAAATTTCCTTTATCGGAGAATAATAGAACTATATCGGTATTATCACCGGTTTCAGTACCAACAATATATTCTCCTTTCTCCATTTTAAACTTACTTCCAACTCCGCCTCGACGCTGTGTATAGAGAGAAGAGCTTTCAGTTACATAAATTCCGCCCTTATTTGTAAAGTTAAGAATTAGATTACGAACCTCAGTCGGTTCCTCTTCATCTTCTTTCGAGATATTTAATATGTGTGTACGGCGCGCGTCGCCATATTTTGCGGCAACTTCCTTCCAACCCTTAATAAGCTCATTATTAAATAGGATTTCATCATTTAAAATTTGTTCGATTGCACCAATTTTTTCGAGTAGGTCATTTTTTTCGCCGTTCAGCTTAGTTACTTCAAGGTGCGCTAATCGGCTAAGTTTTAAGTCTAGGACTGCCTTTGCTTGGTCGGCATCAAGAAGATATTCTTTTTGAAGGCGCGCGCTTGCTTCTGCGGTAGAACTCGAAGATTTAATTGTCTGAATGACCTTTTCAATGCGCGCGATACAAATCAAGAGCCCTTCAATAATATGAACACGAAACTTCATCTTATTCAAATCATGTTCAAAGCCACGACGATATACAACTTTTTCGTGGTCAATATGCGCTTGAAGAGC